CACAATTTCCGGTTATACAGACCCTACCATTCCTACGGACTATCAACGTGCCTTTTGGCATAGTAAAACAGTACACCCAACCATCGTAGTCTAATAAATAGCTATTAAACGTTTTTATATATGTGCTGTTCCGTTTGGACATATAAACATAGCCGATTGGTTTTCTTGCAATTCCATCAGTCTTTTGTGGTGTTTTAATTGTAAGATTACAACGCACCCCACTTATAACACACAACTCCTGTACAATGTGACAGTTTGCTAAGTTTGTGGACATATAGCAATTCCCTTTTGCCGTGCCGTCCCACAAGTGTAGTTCATTTAAAAATGCTGTCCGTGATTCAGAATCTAATCCACGAAAAACATCTGCCTTAAAAGTCTTATCCTGATCTAAATATGTTTCCATCCACAGGTCTTTTTTGATACAGATACCATAACCCGCACGTTTTGTTTTACACAACCAAACCTTATATGGTATTTGCAACGTGGCTAAAAGTTCTTTTAACCTGTTTATTTTTCGTTCTTTGTTAAACCAGAAAACATATTCATTTTCCTGATTGGCAGCATCCGCTTGAATTGCCACTATCAGCCGTAACTTATCAGGGTTCTCATATTTGCCGCTGTGCAGTGTAGCCGCATTTAATTGCCGATAAGACTTCGTTTGCATATAATCCTGGGACATTGCCCATTTCTCATTGTCACCTCTACCAGTCAAAAGCAAACACCTGTGGTTAGGGGTCATCAGCAAATCAGCGTGATAATTACCTTTCACCCGCACCATCTTTCCAGAGTAATGATGTGATATATACCTCAATGGTTTGGCATAGTCAATTAAGCCACGACTGTATTGTGCAACCAAGTCACTTAACTGCACATCTTTGAATAACTTAAATCCATTATTGGTGAGAACCTCGGTATCATCAGAAAAGCAAAAATCCGCAGCAATAATAATCTTTCCATCAGGGGCTTTAAAACACTCCCTAAAGTTAATATCTATTTCAGAATTGTCTTTTGGAAGATTTAGAAGGTCAGGGTCAGAACTGGATGGTCTTCCGGTTACAGTTCCAGTATTGTTCCAATTTGATCGCATACGCCTATCACCATCAACATAAGATTCGTATGGTGTAAGAAACCCAGTTAGGCATTTATTAGCTTTCGTATAAAGGTCAAGATATTTTATAAAATCATGTTTATTTTTTAAACGTGTTTTGGTTTTCTTCCCCACTGATTTATTGAATTGACCAGTTACCTTATCCTTGATATCAGTTCGTTCAGTAATCTCAAGTCCAAGTTTATTTTCAATAATATCAATTAATTGTTGTGAGCTATTAAAATTCCATTTGGATTGGATAAATCTTTCACCCAGTAAATCACACTGCTCAGTAAATTTCAGACCTGCCGATTCATGGCACTTTTTCAGGAGTTCATACGACAACTTCTCCGCCCGTTCACGCAACTCTTTGGCTTTTGCAAGGTCAGTTGGTAACCCATAAATCTTCATATCCTTGAGGACGTGCTGGAATGGCATTTCGATACGTGAAGCCAATGGCCACTGACCTTTGCTTTCCAGAGCCTTTTTCATTATTGGGTATAGTTCACGGGTGAAGATAGCATCCGCAGAAGCATACCGTATAAACTTTGGGTCTTTTCTGGAAAGATTCTGCACTTCCTCATATTTTACAATTCTGGTTCCAAACACCTGATTGGCAATTTCCTTCAATGATTTACTTCGAGTTTCGTTGATAATGTGTGCAAGAGTCATTGTACATGCAACTGATCCTTCAAAATCCAGCCCAATTTTATGAAGGGCCGAAAGATCAAAGGGAGCATTATGAAAAATCCAGGTGGATGACTTTTCCGTAATTTTTAACACCCTAATAAGTTCCTCAATATAATCCAGTTGGTAATGTCCCTCTACTAACGTGGGTACGTATATGACTTTTTTGTTCCCTGCCACCTGCACTGATTCAATTTTCTGGTCGTAATACTTCAAAGATGTAGTTTCGGTATCTACGCCCAGCAATGGGTCTTGACAAATATCAGTTAAGACACGTCTTAAATAGCCCACACTATTTGCTGTATGGTATTCATATTGATCTAATATGCTGGTCATTTTTCCCCACGTATGCGATTGCATTTTGTAATAGCTGTGTATTTGACTCATCCACGCAAAACCCGCCTAATGCTTTGTTACATTTTCCGCACAATAAACCACGGACTGCCCCAGTTAAATGATTATGGTCCACTGCTAACTTCACCAAACCATATTGGTTAGTTGCTGTTTCCGGTTTGCCGCAGATAGCACAAACTCCGTTTTGTTTTTCAAACATTTCATTGTACTGTGTTAATGTAATACCGTAGTATTTTTTAAGGCGGTATGCAGTCGCCCTACCCGTGTGTTTACGATAGTACTTTTTCAAATGATTTTTAAATCTTTCCCTATCCTCATAATAGTGTTTTCTGCGAATACTATTTATTCTTGACTTATTTGCAATTAAATAAGCTGCACGTTCTTTTTTATGGGTCGCTCGGTAGTTTTTGCCATATTCCTCCTTGGTCACTCATCATCATCCTTTCCATATTTTAAATCTTCTAAATCTGACATGTCACCCCACGGTATTTCTCTTGGCTCATTCCCATTGTCTAAGGTAATTTTACGCAGTTTTTTAAAACGCTCACTAAAACCAGGAAATTTTTTATCTACCCTGGTAAGCAACTTTGACAGACTGTTTTCATGTATTCCAAGTAATTTGGCACAGTCTTTTAAATTCTCTTTTGCTTCCACCACAAACAGTAGATATTTAACCTGCTTCTTCGTCAATCCCACTTTTGTAAAATCTATGATAGAGTCCACATCCCGTTCCTTTATGAAAGTTTCTTGTTAAGTCCATTTGTATATTATATCACAGATGATATTTAATTACAATAGAAAAATTATAAAAATATAATAAATTTTTATTTCGGCGGGAATTGTGTGGTCTTATAAAATGGGATTGTTTTCACTGATAGGTGTAGGGGGGTCTAATTGTAGACAGAATGTAATTGAGTCAAAAAAGATGGCGAATTACCGCAATAGATTTCCTGAATTGCTCTTTTTAAAAGTTAATAATTGTTGACTAAAAATATCTTTTACTTTAAAGATACTATTAATCAAGTAACAATTGTACTTACAAGTCAAGGTAAAGATTACAGTTACACATACAGTAATATGTAACCACCGCCGATAATTGTATAGCACAATGGTTAAAGACAACACCACACAGGGATGTGGGGTGTATATCATATACTCTTTTATAGTAATCTGGATGAATGATTTAACGATAATAATGATAATAATGACTATAACAATTTTAATGATTAGATAAAATGGGTAAGATACAAATATAGTACAGTGTAGTATAAGGACGAACTACAATGCCCTACAATTTAAAAATGACAGTGGTTGGTAGTAGGGTATGGTAAGCAAGAGTTTTGGCTTTAAAATTGATTGTGGAATGAAATAGAGGTATTGTGGGGTTGTTATGGATAGTGATACACCTGATTTGTCACAAAAAGATGGTCAAGATTTGATTAAACCAGTAAAAGCTACAAAGAAAACTGGTAAAACAAGACGTAGATTGTCTTATGACCCAAAATTTATTACTATTGTTTCCAGACTGGTAGCCAGTGGCCATACTGCTGCTGATGTAGCATTTTTGATTGGTGTCAAGAAAGCAACTATTGAGCAGTGGAAACAAAGATATCCAGTTTTCAGGAAAGCATGGGAACATGGAAAAGATTTAGCAGCCGGTCAGTTGATTGAAAGTGGGCTGAAAGCATGTGCAGGTTATGAGACTCAAGAGGAGGTAGTCACGTGGAGAAAAATTGATGGGGAGTGGAAAGAGATTGAGAAAAAAGTTGCAAAGAAGCAATTGCCGCCGAATGCCAGTTTAATTCAATTTTTCTTGAATAAATTAATGCCAAACCAATTGGGTGCAAATGAAAGCACAGAAAGCAAACCACGGGCTAAAGTTTCTGATGTGGCTGATGGTATTCAAAAACTTGCAGGAAAGTTGGCTGAAATGGCCGGTGGGATGCAAGAGCCAGTAGAGGCTGAATTTGAGGAAACTAAAGAGGAATTTGATGAATCTGGACAATCCAGTGACATTTTATAATGCTATTCCAAAAGAGATAGCAGCAAACATCAAGTTCAGGACTGAACTACATAAGGCATTAGCTGGTGATAAGTCTATGCAGAAAGCCTACTTAGACTTGATTAGACAAGACCCTAAGATTGCTTATAACTCATTATTGTGGACATTTAATCCTCGATTACCATCTGGTTTTAGAAATCGTCCATTTATTTTATGGCCTGGTCAGGAACCTGCTGTTGATATGTTTCATAAAGGACACCATGACAGATTTGACATAGCAGTTCATAAGTCACGTGATGAGGGTGCAACTGAATTAATTCGTGCATACCTGAACATATTATTTTTACTTGATGAACAGATGGTGGCCCTGGTAGGTTCTGAAAAGGCGGATAAGGTTGATAAGTCAGTTCAAGTTGATAAAGATTATCATCTGTCTGGTGAGTTTGGTTGTTTGATGTATAAACTGTGTTACGGTTTGGTAACACTGCCACAATGGATTCGTCCAAAAATTGTTAAAAGTTATATGCACCTTGAAAATCTTGAGAATGGGGCTGGTATTGATGGTGAAAGTACTAACCCCAACTTTGGTTTGTCTAAGCGATGTGATGTGACTCTTTTAGATGAAATTGGTTGTGTTGATCATGAAACAGCGGAAACTATTATTTCAAACATTGCTGATGTATGTGATTTTAATATCTTTAATTCAACACACCACTGGGGGCCAGGACACCCATATGATAAACTGTTACACAATGATGATATCCATGTTGTGAAATTGTTGTGGCATCAGAATCCAAAAAAAGTAGTTGGTCTTTATGAAACCCCTGAAATTGGGGTTGTGTCAATTAAAGACATGGGATATTACAAAACACGATGGCCACAGTTTTTTGAGAACATTGAACCGCAGAAACCTTTTAGGATAGAGAGTTGGAAAGAAAGTTTAAAAATAAAATATCCTGAGCAATTGGAAAAATTGGAGGAGTTTAGCTTTATTGCCGATGGTGGTATTCAATTTGGAAAATTACGCTCAGTGTGGTTTGATAAAGAAGTAAAACGCCGTGGAAATAGCATTAGTGATATATACCAGAACATTTTGGGTGAGGCTGGTGGAAGTGGGAAAATGACATTTACCCATGATACACTTGAGTTAGCAAAACGACTGACTGTATTTGAGCCACTATATTCAGGTGAAATAGAATATACTTTAGACAAGGATGGTCACGTAGCTAAGTCTAAGTTTTCCACTGGTTTTCCAGAGGGACGAATGAAATGGTGGGGTAGGTTGGTAGATGGAAGACCAAACCCAAATCATAAATTTGTTTTAGCTATAGACCCATCAAGGGGGACTGGTGCAGCAAACGCTGTGGTGGGAATTTATGATGTAAACACCAATGATGAAGTGGGAAAGTGGGTATGTCCAAACACACCGGAGGAAAGATTGGCTGATGTGGTTTGGGCTATACGCAAATGGGTACACGACAATCCCAATTATGTTTATATAATTTGGGAAGCAAACGGAGCAGGGGCTTTTGAGAATAAAATTATTTGGCACGGTTGTACAAATTATTATGCCCCTCGACCAGAGAGAGCCAGGATACACAAGAAAAAACAAAATAAACGAGGATGGTGGTCAAACACTACATTGAAGCATGACCTTTTACGTGAACTTGATGTAGCTATGGGGTGTGGATTACAAAAAGTTCCGACTTATAAATATATTATAATTCATGATGCTTTGACAATAAAAGAAATGGAAAGTTATATTGAATCCTCATCTGGTCTTGATTGTCCAAGCCATTTAGTAAAAGAAAGTAATGGTGCAAGAGCAGCACATGGTGATAGGGTTATTCCACCAGCGTTATATGTTTTGGCCAGAAAGTATGTTACACCCGCTGAGATTATACAAGCTGATCAGACATTAAATAAAAATTCAATAGGGGCCAGGATAGAGGCTTTTAAATTGGCTCAACGTAAGGAATCACTTAAACGATTTCCATTTGCAGGTATATAATGAGCATAGATAACAAAACAATAGAACTTCCACAGCAGCAACCAATGAGTTTTACAGAAAGGTTGTTTGAAGCTGATAAGGTATGGCAACAGATATTTAAGGTATCACTTGATAAAAGAAGGGCTATTCTGAACTCCTGGGCGGCTGAATACTTTGAGCCTATGGAAAAAACTCAGTTAAGTACTTGTCATACAATGAATTTAATTGATAGGGCAGTTGAGATTATTGTTCCTTACCTGGTTATGAATAATCCGTATATGATGGTAGAGGCGACTGACCCAAAACATAGACCGTTTGCTTACACTACTGAATTGGCTGTAAATCAGTGGATTCAGAAATTCAAATTTGCTATGAATACTATTTATCCGGCTGTAAGAAACTCTTTGTTTTCAATTGGAATAGTTCGGTCAGGAATAATGAAATCACATCAAGTAGAAATAATGGGATGTTTGCATGATGTTGGACAACCTTATGCTGATGTGATTGATGAGCCTGATTTCACGATGGACCCGGCAGCAAAGACCTTTGAATCCGCAGCATTTATGGGTAATTATTATTATATGCCAACTGATGTGGCACGTGATTTTTTCCCAAAGAAATTTGCCGATTATATTACATCAAGTGTTAAATTATATAGTCATGGAACTTGTGGTGATGATAGGCTTCAATCTATTCCTGATTTTGATGAAAACCCAAAGTTTTTAAAGCCCATGACACGATTTGTTGACCATTGGTTGCCAGATGAGGGGGTAATTATTACTAATTTGGCTGATGGTGCTACAAAGAGAATACTGAGAGAAGTTGAATGGAAAGGTCATGAGGGTGGGCCTTATGATATCTTAGCATATAAATTTATGCCTGATACCGCTATCCCAATCCCCCCAGCTTGGAGTTGGATGGATTTAGATGCTATATTTAATACTGTTATTAACAAAATAAAATTACAAGCACTGGGACAAAAAACAGTCATTGCATATGAAGGTGAAGCTGCCACTGATGCTGATAAGATTGCCGTTGCAGGTGATAGGCAAACTGTTAGGGTAGAACATATTGATTCCATAAAACCTATTACTTTCCCAGGTGTTGATCCTGATTCATATAAGTTTTTAAATTATTTCCAGTCCCAGTGGAGTCAGCAAGGTAAAAATTTAAATGTAGCTGGTGGTCTTGAAAGCGATGCTGCTACTTTAGGGCAAGAGCAAATGCTTATGGCAAATGCTAATCGTGGACTTGACCATATGGAAAATAGGGTATATGAATTTGTTCAATCTATCATGGAAAAAATTATTGTTCATATGTGGGATGATCCGACATATACAGCTACAGTTGTTAAGTCTGTTAAAGGAGTTGGACAGATTGCTGTGGATTGGAATAAATCCACAAGAGAAGGTGATGTACTGGATTATAAGTACACTGTGAAGCCTTTATCAATGCAACGTCCCACTGCTGAAAGTCTGTTTCAGAAGATTATACAACTTATTACACAATGGGTTCTACCAACTGGGCAGATGGCTGCTGCTCAAGGTGCACAGACCGATGTTCCTACTGTTACTAAGAAATTGGCCAAATTAATGGGCATAGATGACTTTGATGATATATATCAAACAGCCCAAAGTCAAAACGTAGAAATGGGGGGTTATCAACCAAACCCTGAAAAGCCACAGAATAAAGCGGTGATGGACGGAAGAACAGGAATGAACCCGGAGGCGAGTCGCCAACAAAATTTATTGCAGAAATCTGCAAGACCAACAATGACACCTAAAAATATGTAAGAAAGGAAAAAGTATGGGTATCAAATTAATTTCTACAATTTCATTAATAAGTTCACTGATGGTATTTACTGGTTGTGCTACTGTACAGGAGGCAGTTAAAGTAGTTGCCACTGACCCCAACACACACCAGGCCGCTGTTTCTTTAGGTAGTGCCGCTGCTCAAGCAGTAGCTATGTCTAATCCTGAATTAGCTGCTATAGTTACCAGTGGAATTGCTGTAGTTAGTGCAGTTACCGCATTAGCTAAAGCATATAAAAAGGTAAAGAAATAATCGAGTATGAAGTATCGTATTATCAAAGGTTGGAAATATAGACTGGTAGAATCAATATCAGTGCAAACAACAGTTAAGCCTGATAAGCCTATACTGGATGATACACGGATTATGGTATTGCTACCATCAGGACTTATTTCTATTGGTGCTGGGTATTCATGGGATGGAGCAAGTGGCCCTGCAATTGATACTAAAGACTTTATGTTGGCCTCATTAGTACACGATGCTTTGTACCAAATGATCAGACTTGGGTTGCTTGATAAATCTTTTCGCAAGGCTGCTGATGAAACATTATACAGTTTGTGTCGCAAGGCTGGTATGTCATGGTGGAGAGCACAATATGTTTATTTGGCTGTAAGATGTTTTGGTGAGGGCAATGCTTCTAAGATATTTGAAACTGATAAAAATAAAGTCTATGAGGTTTAAATGCCACAAGAATTTTTAAATGCTGTTAATAGTGGTGCAAAAGTAATAACTAAAAAACTTCCTGGTGGCAAATATATACATTTAGCCAAGAAAAATGGAAAATGGATTGTAGGGGAAGTTAAGAAAAAGAAAGTACAATAATGAAGATTAAACTTGGTGAAAAACGAAAAGATATTTGTGAATCAAAACCATGCGATGTTCCTGAGTTGTACTATCCCTCAATGTATATTTCTGACACCCAATTACCTGTTGATGGTGAGGATGTTGGAAAAACATTCAAAGCAGTGGTGAAATTGAAAGTCACAGGTGTAAATACAAATACTAATCTTCACAGTGATTTCTTTACCTATAACTTTGAGGTACATGAAATAGAGTTTTTGAAGGATGATAAATAATGGCTGCTACAATGACAATAGCTGTTAGGGCAAAGTTAGAAGATTTAGGTGTACCAATTGAATTGATTGAAAAATTTTCTACTGTTCCAACTGAAGCACACTATCAGTATGTAATACAAACTACTACAGATGTATCCCAGGCTTTAAGTCTTGGTGGTGTGTCCACGGTTCAAGCCATTATAATCCTTGCAAAATCTAATGATTTGGGGATTGATACCTCATATGATACTACTTATCACAAAGAAATAACTGTTGCTGAGGGACAATTTGCAGTGCTAAATCCCGCAGGTACAGTTTATGTAATGAACTCTACTGGTGGTGAGGTGTGTACATTTGAATACATTGTGATAGGGAGTTAATCATGCCTATGATTGGTGTTGAATGTCCGAAGTGTGGTTATGTGGAGGATTTAGTTTCTGTTGCTAATGCTCCACGTATTGGTGGTGATTACCCTTGCCCTGAATGTGGTACTATAGGAAAAAGTTGTTACACACATGGTGAATGTGATTGTGGTGAGCATGTTCGGCTAAGTCATGCCTTAGCTGTACATCCTGATATGATAGCTGATGGTACAGCACAAAAGATACATCCAGGGGCCAATTTTATTGAAACGCCTGGTGGGATGTATGCTTTGGAAATACGGAGTCGTCACGATAAATTAAAAAGGATGCGTGAACGAGAACGATACACAGGGATGACTTTACATGAATCTGATGGCAAAGACTAAAGGAAAATTATGGCAGATAATAATGAAGTAGTACCGGAAACTAAACCTGATGATGTGGTAGTTGAAGTAAATGACACTAACAAAGTAGATGAAACGGAATCAGAAAAAAAAGATGACAGGTCATTATTTGCTAAAGCATTTGATAAATTATTTCCACCTAAGAAGGATGATGCTGCTGATGTGGATGAAAATAATGCTGAGGATGTGGATGAGACACTGTCTGCAAATGAGGATGAGGAAATTGAAATAGAGGATGAACTTTACGAGGTGGCTAAAGCTAAAGGATGGGATGATGAAAAGATAGCTAAGTACTATCAAGAGGACAAATCGGTACTTGAGGCATTGGTGGCTCCAAAACCTGAACAGTCTAAATCCGCTGAAGTTCCTGCTAAAAAAGAAGTGGAAGAAGTCAAAAGTCTTGAGAATATATCTATTGACCCAGAATCAATGAAGGCTCTTGAAGACCAGTATGGTCAGGAGGTTATATCTAAAGTGGTTATACCACTTATGACTAAACTCAATCAAACAATTGATATAGTTAATACGCAATCAACCAAAAGTAAACAGGTTGAAGAACACATAAGTAAGCAAGTTATGAATCAGCAAGTACAGTCTTTCCAAAAAGAGATGGATAGACTTGGTAAAGAATATGAGGTGTTTGGAACGTGGGAGAATGTACCACGTGGTACAGATGGGTTAGTTGATAAAAATGACCCAGTGTTAAAAGTAAGGGAAGAAGTGTGGACTACGGCCAGAAAATTCCAGCAATTAGGCAGTGATTGGACTACTGCGGTAGAAGATGCTGTAGCCTTGTACAAAGGCAAAAACCTGGAAAAACTTACTCAGTCCAAAATCATAAAAGATTTGGACAAAAGGAAAGTTAAGTTTACGCCGAGGCCCACTTCCAAGAAGGTCGAAGCTGCACTGCCTTCGGGTGACGCTGCAAAAATTGCAGTAATTAACAAAGGACTAAAAGTAATCGGAAAGGAATAATATGTACGCTGTAACTGAAATGGTTGACCTGTTTAATGCCACGCTCAACTACTTTGAAAAAGACAAACTGCAAATGACCTTTGCTAAGGTTAGCAATGAGTTATTTAATACGTTTTTTGAGGAAGCTGCTGAGGATGGCACTGGGGATAGGATGTCGTGGGACATTACCCTCAAGGATACGGGCAACGCCAAGATGACGGGCCTGTTTGATACTGACACCAAGAACATTGTGCCGACTGATTTTAAGGGTTATGCGAATTGGGTAATGGGGACTACGAATTATTCGTTTGATATTCGTCAGGCCGCATTTAATACACCTGATAAAGTTCGCATTTACAATGAACTGGATGGAAAGATTGCCAATATGTTCCGTGAGATTGGTGATATGTTAAATCCCAAGCTGCTTTCAACCCCCACTTCGTCTGCGGATAAAATTAATCCGGTAGGTATTGCTGGTTGGTTACCACAGGGTACTTCTGGCTCTACTGGTGGGTTTACGGGTTATGCCGCTTGCTACAATGACGGTGCTGGCACTAACTTTTATCCTGACACTATTGTTACTTCTGCGACTGTCAATCCGAGAAATGCTTCTTACTATGCGGATCACCAGGGTAAATTGGGTGATAACCTTATTGACCTGATTGATACTGCCAGTATTAAGACTCATTTCAAACCTGCTCGTATTCGCAAGGATTTGGCTAATCGTGTTGATTGGGGCAATTTGCGGTATCTCACTAATCTGAAAGTGATGAAAAATATTATTCAGATGTGCCGAAAGAACGATGATAACATCAAAGCGGAACTGACCAAGTATCAGAATACCAATATCCTCAATGGTGCTCCGCTTATCTATGTTGAGGAACTTGACACAGCTAATGCTTATCTGTGGGGAACTGATCCACTGTTCGCCATCAATACCATGTGGCTGTTTTTGAAAATTGTCCAAGGTTGGAAATTCAAACTTGGCAATGCTGTGGCTGACTCCCTCCATACTTTCAGTGTTCCTCTTGATGTTATGTTTGGTATGGGATGCAAATGTCGTCAACAGGCGGGTTATGTAATATCTCAACATGCCTAAGATTTTTGTTGACTTAAAAAGTAAATAATGATATAATAATAGAAAGGAAGTAAGATGGGATTTCAGGATGTTCTTTATGCTGCCAATAGGGACCAGGCTGCTGTAACTAAGCGGGTTTACTATCAGGGCACCAATACAATTTATGAGGGTATGGCACTGTGTTATAATCATGACACTACTGACAATGTTGATGGTCAGGCCAGACCCACTACTGCTGGTACTACCGCAGAAGGTTATCAGAATGAAGGAAAGTGGTTCTATACTGAGGAACCATCTGCTACCAACATGCAGTTTCCGGCTGGTGTAGTGGCTAAAGGTTCATGGTGTGGTACGTCTGGGCCTGCTTATGTGGATGTTTATATCCCTAACGGGGCTATTGTTCCGGTACGCACGAATGCGAACTGCACATTGGGTTCAACTGTTCTCGGTATGGCAGTTGGGAGTAATATCTTTGGTGTAGTTACTGGTGATGGTGATCCTGCTCCTATGGCTATTGCTATGGAAACCGTGGATCGTTCCGGTACTAATGGTTTGGTTTTGGCTAAGTTGTCTGCACCTGTGGCTGCATTGCTTACTACTAATGCTTATTTTGCCCCTATTCGTCCACTTACAACGGGTGATGCTTATGGAGTAAAATTTGAGGGTAGTAATGTTCTTACGGCTGCTGGTACTGGTGGGCCACGAAGTTATGTTGTGGGAATTGAAGCCTACAAAACTTCTGGTGCATTTACTGTGGCTGGAAATGATGATGCGGGCCTGCGAATTAACATGAACTGTCGAGTAGCCGCAGGGGATTATTATAATTTCCGTGGATTAAACTGCTCTGCTACTATTGGTAACAGTTCTGGTACTTTACCGGGAACAGTTGCGGCGGTTGAGAATCTTATCAGTGTTGCCAACAAAGTAGGCAGTACTGCCCCCACCATGAGAGCATTATCTTTGGTGGTTGAAAATTATGGTACTTGTGCTACTGAACTTGGTGGTTTGAAAATTGACCTTCGCAATGAAGGTGCTGTTGCAACTTCTGAGTATGGTATCTGGTGCTATAACTCCAATAACAGTGTTGCGGATTCTGTTGGTTCAGTGCTGAAGGTTTCTGATGCCGGTGCAAACACTGGTTGGGATAACCTCTTAGACCTTACTGGATGTTCTGGGACTATAGTGGCTGAGGAAAGTTTGGCATATCCGGATA